CTCCAAGACCAGTAGATAAAAACTCTGATATTAAAAAACTTGGTAAATGGATTGATCATCAAAAGCAAAATTATAAGAACAATGTTAATATTATGGCAACAAATCCAGATGTTAAGATTGAATGGGGAAAGATTGTTGAAAAATATAAAGAATATTTGTCTGACCCAGAACAAGAATGGTATAATTCTTTAAAAAAAGTATGTGATTATATGGATAAAGAAAAACAAATGCCAAGACAAGCAGATAAAAACCCAGACATTAAAACACTTGGTTCTTGGATTTGCAATCAAAAGAAAAATTATAAGAAAAATACGAATATTATGGCAACCAATCCAGATATTAAGATTGAATGGGAAAAAACTGTTGAAAAATATAAAGAATATTTATGTGATCCAGAACAATACTGGTATAACACTTTAAAAAAAGTATGTGATTATATGGATAAGGAAAAAAAGTCGCCACGGAAAAATGATAAAAATCATACCATTAGACATCAAGGTGATTGGATTAGCACTCAAAAGAAAAATTATAAGAACAATTTACAAATTATGGCAACTAATCCACAAATTAAGATTGTATGGGAAAAAACGGTTGAAAAATATAAAGAATATTTATGTGATAGAGAACAAGACTGGTATAACACTTTAAAAAAAGTATGTGAATATATGGATAAGGAAAAGAAATTGCCAAAGGATAAAGATAAAAACATTAACATTAGACGCCTTGGTCAATGGTTTGGTGACCAAAAAAAAAATTATAAAAAAAATATAGGAACTATAGCAACTAATCCAGATGTTCGCATTGAATGGGAAAAGACAGTTAAAAAATATAAAGAATATTTAGACCCTAAAACACCTGCCAAAAAACAAACAGCCATACCAACACCACCAGAAACCACATCATCATCATCATCAGCCCAACATCATTTTCAACCACCTTCTGATATTGGTATTTTACACAAAACTTATCTTAGAATGCGTTCAGATACATTGAACCAAAAGTTTAAATCTGACCCAAAACTTTGGAAAGAATATCATACAACACGCAAACAAACATTTGCCAAGTATGAACCAGATTCAATTCCAACCAACAAAATAATTAAAGAATTAGATAAAATCCAAACAAAACGACAGAAAATTGTGGTAGATATGGGTTGTGGTGAAGCACATATCGCCCATCATTTTCAAAAGGAAAAAGATACAAGGTTTATCTTTAATAATTATGACCATCAATCTGGTGGCGACCCAATAATTAATGAAGTCGATATTACATCATTACCTCTTCAAAATAACAGTGTTGAAATTGCAATTATGTCTTTAGCATTATGGGGAACACTAGAGAATTGTAAGCAATATATTAAAGAAGCACATCGAGTTTTAGAAAGTGGTGGAAAGTTTTATATAAGTGATAGCACAAAGAAATGGTCTCCAGAACCATTAACTACAGAAAATGGAGGTAGTCTTTTGCGTTCATTGCTTATAGATAATGGTTTTACAATTATTAGTGAAGATATTGGAATACCCTTTTGTTTATTTGTGTGTAATAAAGTATATTAGTTTTTAATATATACAATTTATTCATATCATCAATAAAATATTTAAAAAATTAAGTTTAAAATTTCAAATCGTAAAATAAAACATATATTAATCTTTTTAGGTAGTGTAAGCAAAGTGGAAAGAAAACGTGAAAAATAATTTATCGGTAATGTTACTCTTAAAGTAGAACCATATAAAGTGCAGGTTTCAATATTCAAAGGTCTAAAAATGCAAAAAAACTGTGTGAATATGGTCAATTTATAAAATTGAAATATAATTTATAAATTGACCACATTCACACATCAATTAACATTTATAACAACAAGTATATCTTTATTATAACCTAGTATAATCAATAAAAAATGGCGCAAATTAATGAAAATATAAACCGTTTCAAGATTATTCTGGTTGGAGATGGTGAGGTTGGTAAAACGACTTTTGTTAACCATCATTTGAAGGGTGAATTTATTACAAAATATGTTCCGACATTGGGTGTGGATGTTCATCCTATACCATTTAATACAAATTATGGAATAATTATATTTGATGTATGGGATACGGCTGGACAAGAAAAGTTTGGATTTCTTCACGAAGGTTATTACATTGGTGCACGTGGTGCGATTTGTATGTTTAATACCACATCAACAAGAACATTACGCAATGTTCCATCTTGGATCGAAAAAATCAAAAAAATCAATAATATTCCAGTAAGCATTTATGGTAGTAAATCCGAACTACCATCACAATTACCAACTTGTAATTTTCCTTGTATAAGTACAAGGAATAAAGTAAATATGGATTTACCATTCTTGAACTTAGCACGCGAAATAACCAAACACGAAGATTTAATCTTTATCGATTAGATCTTGATTATAATTTATTTAATATAAACTTCATACATTTTAGTGTCCAACCTCAAATTGAAAAATGGAAAATTGACATTTTGAAAAGAGAAAAGCATATATGAAATCATTAAAATCTAATAAAAATACATTGAAAAAATAATATTAACAAAAATAAAATATTAAAATTTTAAATTTTTTTTTAATAATTTTTAAACTAAATAAATCGATAAAATTCTAAATAAATCTAAATATTATCACCAGTAATATACCAATTTGTGCCATCCGATTGAACATTAACATACTTATATTGATCTGATAAACTAACAGATGCCTCACCATTAATAGTAGAAGCTCCAGTAGTATTCACGACAACATCATATCCACTACTATCAATTCTAACAATTCTATATTGTAATCCACTATATCCAATAGTATTAGGCAATGTTAATGTTATTGAATCGCTAGATGCATCTCCTAAAATAGTGCTATCCCGATATGTTATAGCATAACTAGCAGTTTTCGTAGATAATGCTGTGGATTGTACCCCTTCTACGTGGAATTTACTAAGAGATGAAACACTACCAACCGCTACATTACCATTATTATCCACCGTTAAACCTGGATAATATATATCAACAGCAGCACTAGCAATAGTTCCGCTTTCACTAACAGTTAAAGTAGTAGCACTTGGTCTAGCAATAATCCGTCTAGTAGTCTGAGTGCTATTATTAAATACAATAGTGCCATTAATAACCTCATCATCTGTAAAATTTTCACTTAATGTAACAGTTGTTCCGCTTTGAGTAGCCGTTATACCGCTGATTGTAGTAGCTTCGCTAGTTGCGTGAAATTTAGTATATGGTTTCTGAATACCAATACCAAAATATCCGTTTGACAGGATACTAGCACGGTTTTGTAATCCAATATTATCAACATTATTATTTGTATAAAAATCTATTCTACCATCAACATTAATATTATTACTATCGCTACTACCCCTTATCATAGATAAACTAGTACTCATTAACCCACCAGATGGATTTTCATTCAACGTATCTCTACCAGTAAAATAAATCTTGCTAGTCTCACCATAAACCTCCTCCGCATTTGACCCGCTAGTCAATGTAATCTCACAATCCTGTAGGTCATCAATATGTAATTTACTAAGAGGGTCAGTAGAACCAATTGCGACATTCCCATCATATTTCACTCTAATATTCTCTACCAAACTAGTGCCATCATTCACATAAAACTGTAATTGACCCTTAGTATCATCTCCCGTGCCACTATGACTACCCTGTATATATGCCAAATTATGCTGTGTGCTATCATTAGTTCCCCTAAATAATAAACGAGTTTCCCTACCTCCGTTTGTATCCTCCTCCGTTGTATTTGTTAAAGTAATGTATGGCATATCGGTGCTACCACCCGTTCCCCGTAATTCTAACATACTATTTGGTTTCCCACTACCAATAATCATATTTCCAGTGTAATCAATTAGTCCTTTCAATGTATCATTCACATCAAATAGAGACAATATACTAGGTTTCCTTATTAATGTTGTGGTGTTTGTATCAGCCGATTTTCTATCAACATCTAATGTTGTATCATCACGTACTTTCGTAATTAACAATTCTGTTCCACTAACGTTAATTATATCACCTGCGTGTAAATCATTTCTATAACTAGTTAATGTCCCAGTAGCACTAGTTCCCGTAGAAGTAGTCGTAGTAGTCCCATCAATACGTTTGAAATCGTGTGCCTTTATATTTAATCCTTGAATAGAACCAGTATCATCTAATGTGAAGCCGTGTGTAGTATCATTCCAAGTATTACTACCATCTTGGACGGCAAATGTCATTTTCCCTTTTATTTCGTTGCCATATGTGTATAAGTCGCTTATTTCCTCCCTTGTTAGAGAAGTATTATAAATACGCAATTCATCCATATCGCCACGGAAAAAGCCACTAGTAGTATCTCTACTACCAACATATGTATCTACTGTTGGTGTGCTAGTAATAGTTCCTGCTAAGATAGTACTACTATTAAATGTGCCATCTATGTAATTCTCCAATGTTGTATTACTGCTATGATAAATATTAGTAATCATATGCCAGTCTCCTAGACTAATACCGCTACCAGAGCCATTACTAATTTGTAATCCACTGCTAGTAGTTAAACTGCTTGATAAATACGCACTACCATTACTGCCTAAATCACTGATATAGGTTAAGTATGTACCTTCTGTTGCTAAAGTGCCACCATTACAGATAATATCTAGATTTGCTGATGTAGTTATATAATTTGGTAATTTAATCCAACCATTAATAGAATATCCGTTAGAACTAGCAGCCAAATTATGTAAGTCCGTCTGTTGTCCTAAGGATATATAGTTATTAGAACCGTTGAATTCTAGGCAACCATTCACTTTACCATTAGTAGTCTTCCAATCCGTGTATATATCGAAATTCTCAATACGTCCATCAAATTTGTTTTTGGATAAATCGGATAATGCGTTGCTACCAATGTCTTCGTCAAATGGATAATATGCTACTAGATTGTCAAAATATGGGTTTAATTTCTGATAATTAGAACTATGACTAGATTTCACAATACCTAATATATTATCACTATCCTTAAAAATAATATTATCAATAGCACTGCTAGTAGCCAATGAAGCCAAATTACTACTAGTATTTTGAATTATAACATTGCTAGTAGTTGCCGAAGTGCTAACGTGTAATCTACCACCTGGGCTACTAGTTCCAATACCGAGGTCTCCATATTGCGATAGTGTCATATTAGTATCTTGGTTTCTAACACTGAAAATAGGCTGATTAGGGTTAATAATAGTTTGGTATATACCACTAGCATCTGTATCTAACGTTTCATTATCCCATACAACTGACATACCAGCATCTTGACCCTCTAGTGTTTCCATAGCAGCAATATCAACATTCCGTTGTTTTAGTGCTGAATATTGGGTACTAACCTGTTTTTCATCATTAATCTTAGCACCAGTTGTAGAATTAATAATCTGATAATAAATACTAGGTATTGAACCGCTAGTCCAACTAACAGCCAACGAACCACCTGATAATTCAGTAATGGACGCGATTGGTCTTTTATAGGTGAATATAGAATCTGACCTAGTAGCATCAATACTACTATTATTACGTTCTGTATCTGCCACTAATAAAGATGTATTAACCTGTATATTATCTAGAACTGGTGTTGTGCTACTAGTAGCATATTTAAATAGGGATATTTGATTGTGTCCTGTAGATAGAGTAATAACTGCAGTTCCACTACCATTATGTGTAACCTTATAAATTTTCTCTTTCCAGAAGTTTTCTATTGTAATAGTTTCTCCAACTAAATAACGTTCTGTTGATGTTAAACCCGATACAGTTAGCACACTACCACTAATACTATCAATTGTTCCGCTAGTAATACTAGATGTATCCCCGAATACACGGTCTCCCGTATTATAAACGCTACCTTTCCCCTCATAATTACGGTAAAATGCTAATGCGAAACCACCATCTGCTAGTCCAACTGCTTTAACTAGACCATCTGATATAGTCAAACGTGTTCCAATTGAGTCTGTAATATCAGTATCGTCTATTAGTGCAGTTCCACCACTATCAAACAGTCTATATTGAATATTATATCGGTTATCGTCATTAATAGCAGTTCCAATACTATCTTGGCTTTCATATTCATTCATAAATACAACTCCGTATCCACCAGGTATGGTAGCGTCTTCATCACTGATTGCGAATGGGTATGGGTAGGCTACTGTATAACTATCGCTAGTGCTAGATACTTGGAAACGGCTACCTATTAAAGTCCCAGCATTATTAATAATACGACCATATACATTATAATCCCCACTATTGCTATCATCGCTAGACCATACAATCAAGTAAGTCCCATCTGTCAAACCGACTATTCGTGGGTGTAATTGTTTATTAGTGCTATTGGCGGAATTTACTAATACATCGCTTGTTTTTAGTCTAGTGCCATTAATGTAGATATTAGCGTAAATGTCATATACACCACTACCATCGCTTTCTTCACTAGCCCATACTACTGCGAAATCACGGGAGTTGGTTGTATTACGACCAGAAATGTGTGGATTAGATTGATGACCTGCTGTAGTAATATTTACTTTCATTTGACTACCGAATTTCTTGCCATCAGCTGTCATTTGTTGGACATATACACCGTAGTCATCTCCATCTTGAACTTTGCTTTCCCATACAATAACATGACCACCATATCGAAGTTTGGCAACAGCAGGGTTTATTTGGTAATTAGTATCATATTCATTTACTAGAACGGCTTTCCCAACGTCATTGGATACTTCGAGGGTTGCTGTAGGAATGTGATTACCTATACCTACTGAGCCATCTGCGGTAATTCGCATTCTTTCATTACCAGCGGTTGATACTTGGATATCTGATATATTGGAAGTGCGAATATAACCGCTGAATGCCTGTAATATATGGAGTTTTTCACTATTTGCTATAGCCCTGCTAGTGCCTACAATTGCTGTTATTTTAGTATGGAATGTCCAGTAATCATTTAGATTATTACCTGTTGTTGCTGAGAATGTAATTTGGACGCCATCTTCTAGTGTAATAGCAGATGTGCTAGTAGCACGGTAGTTTTCCACGTAGGTTTTACCAGCATCTCTAGACCAACGGAATGTATTAGGACTAGACGTGCTGTCAATCTCAATTCGGTATATACGACTGTTAGAGCCAGTATATGTTCCGCTAGTAGTTAAAGTGGTTGTGCCATATGTATTATTAGCACTGAGGATTGTTTTGCCAAGAGATTGAATAGTATCGGTTGCGTCGGTGGTAGTCCAGTATATACGACGTCCAATATCAGCAGTTGTAAATTCTGGTCCGTATATAGGGATTATAGTAGTGCTAGTTTGCATAGCAATATATTCTTTGAATGCTGAATATTTACTAGATAGGGGTTCAACACCCATAGAGATAGAAGCATTACTGTCGCTTGTTTGTAGGGTAATGTCTGGACCAACTTCATTATTGGTACTATTGACGATAATGCCGTTGTATCCTGGACTATTACTTGCAGAATCGGTGATTTTAATATCTAGTTGTGTATCTAGGGCGGATGTGCTTTGATTAATTAGTAAGTTGCCGTCTTCTATGGCAATAACCGATGAGCCTACGGCAGTTCCAATAGAAATATCACCAGTTAGGGATATAAGTTGGATTGAGTCACTAGCAACAACTTGGAAATCGGTGCTTGATGTGGTAATATTATTGTTTGCTTCAATGATGACATTGTTAGTTTGGTCAGACGTTGAGCCTTGTGCGAATACTCCAATGTTAATATCTGAATTGAAAGCATTAATATCGATATTGCCAGTGGAATATTGGGTTATACCGCCAACACCGCTGTCTAATTTAATACCTCCAGTGGTGCTAGAGGCGTTAATAAAAATGGAAGCATTGGAGTTTGATTTGCCAGAGATGAGATTAAGGTGGTCTACATTAACTTCAACGTTGGCATTTCCAGTTGTTGTTCGAAGTAATGAACTAGCACTGCTTTCTATTTTGTATTGGTCTCTACAATTGAAAAAAATTCGATTACAGTCAGCAATGAGGTTTGCTGCTGAATTAAAGTTAAAGCTGCCATTAACATTTACAGCTTTTATGGTTTGTGGGTCTTGTCCAGGCATTCTTAAAGTTTATTTGTAGTTAATTATAACTATATTTAGCCTTACAGTTATTATTATTATTTAGTTATTGTTTAATTTGATATTATTTATCAATACTTAAACAATTCAATTAAATAAAAAATCAAATGAAAATTTATATATGTTATAGAATAATTAAAAGGTATTAATATTATCAGATGTTGTGTAAATATAAGGAAATCTTTGGAAAACCAAATGAAGGCTTACATTCAATTAGAATATTTAATCTAGCGATAGTTGATGTATTATTTACAATATTAGGGGCATATGTTATTCATATATTTATACCAAAATATAATTTTTGGTATATATTATTGTTATTATTTATATTAGGTATAGTTATTCATCGTATATTTTGTGTAAGAACTACAATTGATAAACTGTTATTCAGATAAAATATAAAATATAAAATATAAAAAAATAAATTATTTAGTAGAATTATTAGAACAATGATAATTTATATAATTATTATATAATGACATTCTATATTGCTTTTCATTATCATTTTCATTATGTAAAGACATACAATTCAATATGATTTTATCTAATTTGTTTGTATTTGTTTCATTTTTGCCATAATTAATGCTGAATAATTCAGAAATGTAGCATTCTTTTTGTAAATGGTTAAATAGTTGTAATGCGACATATTGATGACATTTATACTCTTTTGTATTCATTTTTATCTAATATCTCTTTTGTTTTAATATTTTTTATCTATTACAATTATTTTCCATATTAAAAATATTCCATATTTTTTGGTAATACACAATCAAAATAAAATTAAACTAAAATAACACTAAAATAAAAAATTTTGTTATCCGTTTCTATAGTGTCAAAAAATGTGGGTATAATATAATAGTTAAATATAAAGAAATAATACTAAAAAATGGCAGGAGGATTACTAGAATTGGTAGCCCGTGGAAATCAAGATATATACTTAATATCTAGACCACAAATTACATTTTTTAAAGTTGTATATAAACGTCATACAAATTTCTCTATTGAAAGCATCAGGTCTCCCCTAGATGGTTCTGCTGATTTCGGACAAAAGGTAACTACTAAATTAGCACGTAATGGTGATTTAGCACACAAGATGATATTGGAAGTCGATGTTCCAGCAATTTCCAGCGTTGCTGAAACAACAATTAGTTATGTTAATTCATTAGGTCATGCCCTCATTGACTATATTGAAATCAGAATTGGTGGTCAAGTCATTGATAAGCAATATGGTGAATGGATGGAAATTTGGAACCAACTTACTATGACAGAAGGACAAACATTCGCATACCAAGATATGCTTTCACGGTATAGTTCCTTCACTACTTTAAATACAGCGACAACCGTATATATACCATTACAATTCTGGTTTTGTCGCAATATTGGTCTAGCATTACCGCTCGTAGCCCTACAATATCACGATGTAGAAGTAAGTATTAAATTCAATCCATTAAGCAAAGTTCATACATTTGGACCATTCAATTACTATACTGCTAGTCAGTCTGGAACAACAATTACAAAGGCTGATGGTGGTGGTCAGGATTTCACTTCGGCTGATATTGCTGCTGGTAAAGTAGCATATTGGGCAGATGGAACTACTACTACATTGACAGGTGGTGAAGTTGGTGAAGCATCAAAGACAATTACTGGTTTAGATGAAAGTCAGACAATCTCTGAACAGGAAATGTATATTGGGACTACTGATACTATTTCTAGTAATATTAGTATTAGTGATGCTAGACTGTATGTGGATTATATTTTCCTAGATACATATGAACGTAAGAAATTCGCACAGATGAAGCATCGTTATTTGTTTGAACAAGTACAATATAATGAGGCTGAGTCATTCTCAGCATCTATTTCTAGTAAGAAATTCAGTCTAGATTTCAACCACCCAGTAAAGGCAATCTATTGGGTTTCTCAACTTGATAGGTATTCCCGCGATAATGATGTATTTAACTTTAGTGATACTATGGACCCAAACACTACTAAGACTGACCCAATAACAACGGCAGTAATTAATTTGAATGGAACAGAGAGATTTGAAGAGAGAAAAAATAAAATATTCCGTATTTGGGAACCTTTAAAGCATCATACACGTGTG